GATGCAGGCATTTATTCCAAAACACATTGTTCGTAAAACAAGAACCAAAGCACAAGCTGGTGGTAGAGGTGGTGGATTTAAACAAGATGATTTACACGTATGGTTAGATTTAAAAGATGAAAAAGGCAACTGGTTACCCAACAGATGGAGACAATCTGTATTTTGGGAACTAAAGTCTGCTGACAACCCTGAAGGATTACAGACTGTAGGTCTTGACTTCTTACACATGGCGGAATCCCAAGACATCAAAGAAGCTGCGTGGAACAAGGTAAGGCCTACTCTTAACTCACCTGGAAGACTGGGTAGGGCTATTGTTGAGGGTGTTCCTCCAGAAAGTTCTCAGCATTGGTTTGCAAGGAACTTTAAGATTGCAAAGGAAAATCCCTCTGTTAGAAGGGAAGCGTTCCATGCTTCCACCTTTGACAACCCCTACCTGACAGAAGATGACAGACTTGAGATTGAAGAGGAGAAAGGATCTCTTACTGAAGGTATATGGGAAAGGTTCTATATGGCAAAGCAACCTGAAGGTGCTGGTAACTTCTTTAGAAATATTACTGCTGCATATTCAAGTGATGCCTACGAAATGATGAAACCAGACGAACAAGAGAACTATGTTGCAGGACTTGACCTTGGAAGAACTAACGATGCAACTGTAATGATAATTAAAAACAGGGTTACAAGAACATCTGTATTTGCTGTAGAGCTTATGAAGACTGACTGGTCTCTGCAACTAGAGACAATCAAGAGAGAAGCCATCAGATGGAACCTGCAAGAAATATATATGGACTCTACAGGACTTGGTGGTAAATTAGGAGAAGACGTACTTTATCGTGAACTTCTTGAACATTCAATTCCAATCGTAGGATATAACTTTACACCAAGTAAAAAGTATCAGTTATTTTTAGATTACGCATTATCACTTGAGAAAGAGACTGTTGCATTTCCACAAAGTTTCGGTAAACTTATTAGTCAGTTAGAAGATATTGCTCATAGGGAAACGGCAAATAGAGGGCATCAGTTCTATTCGGTGTCGGGAGGTAGAGATGACTGGGTTGATGCGGAATGTTTAGCTTTAATGGCTTGCGATCCTGCATCCGATGTTATTGAACTCTTGGCAACTCCAAGATCAAAAAGGGGTATAAAACCCTTAAATAACAATTATAGGAACAAAGGTTCTAGGTTGTTGGAGTGGAGGAGATTGAGGAAAGAACTATTGGAACAAGAAGGAATTGAGACCTTATGACAATGAACTATGGTGGTGGAAGCTCAAGTAGCGTTGATCCACAGGAAGAAATAAACAGAGAGAGTGCAAACCCATTAGAAGAACCTCTGTTATCTATTGACTGGGTTCAATCAACTCTTGATTCTGGAAGAAAAGAATTTGACAGTTTTTACGACAACTGTGAAGAAGCTGAAGAATTTTATTTATCAAACTTTGATTTTTCAGTTCCAGAGACAGGTTCTCAGATAAGACTTGGAACTGCACACTCTACAATCAACACACTTGTTGCTCACGTCACACCACAATTTTTAGATATATCAGTACCTCCGCCTGGTCCGAAAGGTCAAGCGAGGGCAGAACTGCTTGAGAAGTTTCTCAGGGGTGCGAATCATATGCTTGAGCAGTTCTCACCAACTAGAAGAGAAACAGCAAAACACATGGCACTTTATGGTGTAGCTTTTGAAAAGACAGAGTTTGCAGCCAACAGATGGGAAGAGTTCCCTGAACCACCAGAAGGTGATGATGTTGGTGATTATCAAGAACAACTCCAAGATGTTTTAAACAGAAGAAACATTAATTGGCCTATAACTTCAACGTGTGTAAATCCCAAAATGATGGTGTGGGATACCAATAATATTCAAAATCCAAGATGGGTAATGCACTTTTATGAGATAGATGCATCGTGGGTGAGAGCTCACTTTCCCTCTTGGGATGGACCTGTAGAAGGAACAGTAGAATTTGTGGAAACCTGGACTCACAGTCAAGTATGTTACATGGCTGATGGCAAATTTGCATTAGAGCCGAAGCGACACGGCTACAAGACTTTGCCTTTTACAATGTACTGGCCCCATACAGGTCTTATGACAGATGGTAATGATGCTTCGCATCTTTATCGTGGAATACTTCATGGTAACTTTGATATGCTTAGAGCAGAATCAAGATTGGCATCACAGTATCTTGACATTGTAGGTAACTCAGCTTGGCCTACCAGAGACTTTAGAGGTCCTCCTGGAATTACCGAACAAGTCATGGAACAGTACGAGGAGACACCTGGAGCCAAAAACTTCTTGCCACAGAACGTAAACGTGGAAAGAGCAATAACTCCTGATCCTCCAAGTTCAATCGTAGTTGCACAACAGATGATGCAACAAGCAATAGAATCAAATACTGCACCTGCCGTATCAAGAGGTCAAAGACCAACTGGTGCAGCAAGTGGTTATCATACTGCTGTATTAGCAGGTATAGCAGCACTTAACTTTGGTGCTTATGTTGAAGCAGCTCAAAGAGGACTTCAAGATAGAAACGCAATCATATTGCACATTATTGAAAACGTAATTCAAGACAAGGTAACTGTATTTGGTAAAACAGAAACAGGGCCTATGGATGCAATCGTAAGACCTAAAGATATTAAAGGTCACTATGTAAATATGGTTCAACTCTCCCCTACTTCACCTGAAGAACAAGAAAGAAAACTTAACTTGTACAACAGTCTTTGGAGAACAGGGTTTATTGACCAAGATACTGCACTTAGAAAAGCAGGAGTGTCAAACGCACTTGAAGTTAGATCTAAGTTACTTGCAGAAGGGTTCTTGAAGAGTGAGCAAGTGCAACAAGTATTGCAAGGTGAAGCTGCTAGAAGAGTTCCAATCTTACAACAATTAGTTGAAGCAAGTGGAGCAGCAAGCGGACAAGAAGCTGAAGAGATAGCACAAAACATACTTAACACTCAAGGTGATACGCAACTACCAAATGCGGGTAACTTTAGTGCTGGAAACCAACCTCAAAGATCTCCTGCGACAGAAAGGGCAAGAGTAGAGACAAATACAAGACCTGTAGTTCCAGGCAGTTTAAGAGAACAAGAATTAGTCGGTAGGCAGATAGCTTCACCTCGTACTGGTAACAGAAGAGTTCAGGGAGCAGATCTACCTCCAGGGTTAGGACAATAATGGCAGCAAAGAAAAATACATCAATAGACATAGCTTTTGGAGAGTTTGACACAATGGTTGGCAAATTCTTAGAACAAGCAGATATTTCATTCAAGGATGTTGTTAAACCTGAACTACCAAAACAAAAAACACAAAGAAAAAAGAACCCCTTGAATATGAACAACAACCCATTTAGGATATAAATATGATATTTAGATATTACATAATTGGCGGAGACGGCAACACTTACGAACAACAAGTTGAGGTTGATGACAGAGCAGGTAGGTCTTTTACACAATTAGAAGCTGATGCTCAAAGACAAATCAATAATCAGTTAGCTGAAAGCGGTGCTACTCAATTAACCTTGCCTGACACAAGCAGAGGAACAAACAATTATGTACCTGAAATACAAAGAAATTTTGATGCAAGAACAGGAACAAGTAATGTCGGTGGCAGAACTATAAACCTATCCAACCCTAATGCACCGACTATAACGCAAGGAGGTACATCTCCTTTATTGCCATCTGGTGCAAACATACCACCAGCAGTACAACCAAGAATTACTATGACAAATTTTCCAAACCAAAATGAAACATTTTATGGTGATGCTTTTGGGTATGACCAATTTTCAGGTACTGGTGAAGCAACTCCAGGTTTACCTAATGATGCAGGTCAAACATCTGCTGGAAATGTTCCTTTTGATATTAACAACCAACTCATGATGCAAGGTGCAACTCAAGGTCCTACTCCTTTACCATTTGCATTTAATCCTGAATTTTCTGCACCAGGCACAATCGATACAAGAACACCAATTAGGGAATTTGAAGGTGATGTAATGGAAGGAGGAGGTGAATCTTTATTTGCACCACCACCACCTGAACCTGAAATAATTGAAAAAATAGAACAAGATCCAAATGTGCGTGAATATCTTGAACAAACTAGAGTAATAAGTAATCCAAATTTTGACAGAATTGATCGTTTTACTGGTCAAATGACAAGAAGGTTAATTAACCAAGAAGAATCAAGTGGAGGTACAACATACAGGCATTATCAATACTCATACAAAAGAGATGGTAGACAAATTGTAGAAGATGTTTT